TCTGTATACTTGTAACCAAGTAACTCATTTTCGAGATTCTTCACTAAGCATTGCTGATTGCGTTCCTGATATACAGTTGGAGGGGTAAAGATAATTTCAGCATCAGGATCAAACTTCTGTAACAGATATGCACCCCAAATATCATCCATTCTTCCTACCCCAGGGAGTACGCAATAGTATTTAAAGCATGATTTATGAAGAATTGTATTTTGACTGTTAAAGGGTGCAACGGTACGTCCCTTATTACGAGCAAAAGAATATGAATCTCCTGATTTCGTCTTAAGTGATACTAAAGGTTTCTTTGTAATTCTTGTAATAGCATCAATATCAGGATCACCATCCCACAATCCTGCAATTACTTTGATGCTATTCAGATATTCAGGCTTCTCAAAGGTAATATGATTTTTCGTCTTTAGAAGAGATAGAGGAAATCCGCGATGCCATAGGTCATCATGATTAGTAGCAGCAAGAGGGTCAAATACACTCTCTTGAGTTTTCCACATATCAACGTTCAGAGAAAGCGGGTGACTAATACCACTACATAACTTAAGCCAATGATTGAGTTTGTCGTAATATGGAATATTGTCATCATCTACAGTGTAAATCCAATCCGACATTAAATGCTCCAATGCATAGAGAAAGCCAATATTACGTCGTTGAATAGTTTTCCATCCTAACAATTGTGAAATTTCAGGATATAAAGCTTCTTGTTTATCAGGGTGAAGATATATGAGCTTATCTCTACTATATAGTTGACTATCAAACAGCTCTTCATAATGGCTATGAGGAGTTTTTGTATCACCCACAACTATAAAATAGTAACCATTATTGATTGCTAGCTGTACTAGCATCTTAGTGGCTTCTGTAGGTGAATTAATAGTAGTAGTAACGATTGCAAGACTCATAATTTAACACTTTTTATTGAGTACGATTTTATATGTTCCTGGGGTAATATCAACTACTTTCACTACACTCCATGGAGTATTTTGGTCAATCCATTCTCTACTATATAACCCGACAAAGTCATCAACGCAACCCGAAGGTACTAAATCATCAAAAAGTACAAATGTTGCATCTAGAGTACTGCATGCTGCAATATTTTCAAATGCTGCAGCTTTATCCTTAAGAGGAATGTGAGGTATAACTGCATTTGAAAATATTAGATTAGGTCGCTTGGGAAGTACATTCATTAACGGATCTTTAGTAATGTCTATATTATAAAACTTCAGCTTGTCAGTCTCGTATTGCTTTGCATGTTTAATACGATTTGATGCTAAATCTACACCATATACTTCATTACACAATTGCTCAAATCTTCGAGTAAAATATCCTGATGCACAGCCTACATCTAAAAGCCTTATAACATCCTTATTGCAATAAGGAGACATATGGGGGTAGATATGTTGTTCAAACCACTCTATGGTTCTTTCAGGATAACCATTTTCGAAATCGAGATAACTCTCTTCTTCAAATACTTGTTTTCTATTATCAAAGTTCATAAATTTATATCGCTCATACCCCATGTAACAGGATTAGTAGATTTTTGAAAGTTTACTGTATATTTTAACCTATCATTTATAGGAAGATATTCACCAGGTAGTGTAATCTTACTATTGTCATGATTTAGGTGAAAGAAGTTATCTATTTCAAGACAATTAATCTCTCCTACCATATACGACTTCTTCATGAGATTGGTATCTGCATAACATCTACCTACCATCTCTTCTTCAAATCCTCGAATATTATTCCAATGGCTCTTATGAGCGAGTTGAAAGTCTCCACAACACACTGCTAATGACCATATATCTCCCGAATCACAATGCTGATCTGCATGAGGCTTTGCAGGAAATTTATTATATACTGCATGTAAATCATGAAATAGATCGATGCCGTTGTCGTATTTTAAATAGTAGTCTTTAGGTACATCTCTACGACGTGCAGTATACATACACCTCTTTGAAAGATATGGAAGAATATGCTTTATATTCTGATCAAGAAGGATATCAACATTAGTTGAGAGAACCCATGAATCTTCTGATGCTCTCTGAATACCCACATTTCGAGCTACCGTTTCAACAATAGAAATATCTTTACAATGAGGTAAATACTGAGCAATAATGTCTGGAGTAACCCGGTACTCTTTTATCTTATCACAACTTATAATACCTATACACGAGGATTTTACTTTATCAAGAAGACTAACACCATTTATAGTGTTCCAATCTACATATATAATTTCATCAACTGTATATGCTAGTAATTGTTCAAAGCAAAATGCTGCTCTCTTAACAAGATCACCACCATAATTATCATTTCTTCCGACTATAACTGCTGTTAGTTTACTCATATGTTTCACTTTGTGAATTTTGTATCATATTTTTTATGTGTGATACTGCTATTTGAATTAAATGATCTTTATTGACAGCTTTACCAGAAGATTTTTTATTTGAAGAAAACTCAACTACATAATCTCGTAGTGCTAATAAATGCTTATCTTCAAGATTATACTTTCTTCTGTACTTATCATATACTATTAATGCTGCTTGCCATTCATCACTTCTAACTAACTCTTGAAAGGATGGTCCAGTATCTTCAAACCTAAATCCATTCTCTGTCTTTATAATGTTTATATTACCTATAAATTTACTCATACTTAAATCTATTTTTCTCATACCCGAGTTTATATGCATCATTTAAAGCATCTAATACTGCTATTCGAAGGTTCATATTTACCTGTCGTGATATGAGCAGTTCACACCCTAGACTCGGAGCTTCTATACCGTCTTCAGTTATGATATATGGTTTTTCAGTACATTGAACTGGAACAAGCGTAACACTTCCAGATAGCGACGGTACTTTTGATTTTACAAAATCTAATTTAAATTTATCAGGATTCATATCTTTTAATCTGGATGCCATTCGATTTTAACTTTTATAGTTCCACCATCTCCTTCTTGATTCCAAAAATCTCGATGAGCTTGTTTTACTGCTTCAGGGAGATCATCACTTACTGCTTCAGAGCAATCCCGCTCTAAATCACATATATCTTCCCATCCATAATCCCTTTCAAATATCTTTATCATTTTTTTAGTATATCGGGGGTTTCAAAAATATTACCAATAATCTGTATATCACACTTGTTATTCTCGAGTAACATTTCTTGAAGCTCTGCAAACCAATGAAATTTATCTAGTTGAGGTACTTCAACTATAGTATTTTTATAGTCTTGTTGATTGAAGGGAGTATATGAGATAATATCTCCTTCATAAATCTCTACATTCTTCTTATCTAATAATCCTGTAAAATGCTGAATAACATAAGTATCAAATCGGATATCAGTTAAAGTCTCTACATTTCCAGTATGCTCCCACTTTAATTGTAAACCATCACAGCTCAACCAGGGCATTGTAGAGAAATGCTTAGACGTAGGACACCATACTCTAACTTTTTTATTCATAATATATACAGTAAAGAATTTAAATCATTTACAGTTTTTAATTTAAACCCAACTCCATCTATATCTTTCATTCGATATGCATGTGTTAAAGACTCAGACTCAACTAATATACCTGTAAGTAAATCTGATTTATTCAAGAAAAAATATTCACACTCTCGGTTAAAGCATATATGTAGTTTTGTAGATCCAACTTCTACAAATTCATGATCTTTAAATATTTTCTGTATTTCAAAGATTCTATTCATACTAATTCCAAACTATAGAGTCTTTATCTCTATACATCGTAATGTCTGAGTCCTTTATAATGCTATTCAACATTAATGATATGAAATTATTCTCATCATTCTCTTTTACCAGCTCTTCACTTCCATCTTTTCTCAATACGTAGCTAGATATTTTAAACATTACTACAAATTGCTGACCAGTCTTCATCCCTATATTCTTTTTAGGGTCTTTATTTTGAAAGTAAATCATAACTATTCTTTAAAGTATTCTCTGGTTGTATTTTCGAAAATCTTTCTTAATTGTGGTGTCATATTATACTTGGCTGCATTTATTTCAATCGATTTTCTAATATTTCCATCTTTATTCCGCTCTGTTGCTGCTTTCCAGTCTGCAAGCATTTCTACTAAATCGATAAGAGTCATATCTTCAACACCATTAGGCCAATGCTCAGGATGATGACGATTTTTAGAATAGTGATGAAGGATAGCAGGCTTAACTTCCTCGAGCTGCTTTTTATACTCTTCGCTTCCATATACTGTAGTTGCAAGTTTATGAGTATTTTCTGCAAAGATAGTTAATTCAGGCTCTTCAAACTTAGAATTATCATGATTCTCACCTCGATGAATGAGATCTTGAATAAAGAGATTGAGATTTTTACTAACTTTCTTTACGTGTTTGTATGTTTCTGCTAAGCAGAAGTTAACTTTATCGTTCATAATGATATGCAATTAGGGTTTGATGTTTGATTAATGTCGTATGGTGGATATTCTACTTTTATACCATACATTGATTGAAGCTCTTGATCCATTTCAACTGTCCACTTACAGGTTAGAGCTCTTTTCTTTTTAATAGTAAAGTTGGATAACTTATCAAGTATGTCAACCTTAGGTAATATACTCAATCCAAAAATTGACTTTAGAAAATTGCGCTTGTTCATCTATTTAATATACTCACAAAACTTAGATTTCCACTCTGACGAATCAAAACCCAATGCGCCCATACTCATCCAGACATATGCAGGTACTACTTCTGTATCTAAAATTTTATCAAACGATATACTAAAAATGAAAATAGTATATGTTGTAGTTTCTATGAGCCGCTGAATGAGCTTTTGATCTTCACAATATCCGCTATTGTAAGGATTTCGTCGTGAATATTCTGTAAGATAAGAGGGCCTTACCCATCTCTTAGTGCACTTAGAGTATTTTCTCGGTTTATGAAGAGTAATGTTCATAACAATCGAGTCTTTTCAACGTATGGATAAATGTCAATCTTGTCAATTGAATGAATGCCGTATTCACCATAGGGTACTAGAGCATCAAATCCTTGAAATCCTGGAAGGTGACCGTAAATATCCTCTGCAGATTTTTCATTCTTTCCTACTATTTCACCTCTTGGGTAATCCCCATGATTCTCCTTAATAGCTGCAATAACTGGCTTTATTTTTTCAAGCCACTCATTACTAATTGTAGAAATCTCTGTAACATAATCTGCATCATTTTCATCTGCAGTTACTTCGATAATCCAATCTTTTTCACGTTTTTTCATATAACCTTTAATACATCTTTAATATCCGGAACTTTATCTCCTTCGAACATACTGAGAATCTTTTTACTAATAGCATCTGTTAGTGTATGTTCATGTCTATCCATGAATTCATAGAGAACTTTATTTAACTCCATTTGTATCAATTCTTGCTCTGTAAATGGAGTTATCCACAATGTAGTTGGAGACTTCATTCGGGGGCTCTGAAAATTAAAATAATCATCATCTTCACGAGTATGATGGTCGAAACTCTCTTCGATATCAAATTTCCAACCCTTTTTTTCATACTTATCAAGCATTTGAAAGTCGGATTCAGAAAATTTAAAGTGTTTAAAGCGTTGTCTATCTATCATATTGTTACTGGTTTAATGTCATCTACAATCTTAATGGAATCTTCACTATCATCGAGGGTATATATTTTACCTATCTGTAAAGCCTCTAGCATACGTATATTGTTTTTATACTGTGTGATAGTGTAACTAGATTCAAATGCAATAAAATAAAGAGATTGACAGCTATTTTTATAGTCATCTTTAAGCTTTTGTATTAATTCCTTAAGTTCTTGTATTTTAGGTAAGATTACTGTTTCCCTATACGCCTTCCAATGAGGGTAAATTAATTGTACAATCTCGTTCGATGAGACTTCTTTATTTTCGATAGTCAATCTACCAGGATGTATAAATGGTACATCTTCTCCACAAATTCTGGTATACATATCATAGAGAGATGATTGACGGTATATTAAAGAATCAGTCATTCCTACTAAATCACAACATAGAGGTTTATCAAAGGAATTGTAATAATCCGGTGTCTTTGCGATTGTACCAGCTCGTGTAACTGGATAGTACTTAATTTTCATTTTTTAGTAGGTAATGCGCTTTCATCCATATAATAGCAGCCCGTAAAAAGCATATCAACATGGTTGAATGATGGTGGTGTATGTTTTGAATAGATATACTTTTGAATTCGTATGTCTAGTTTTTCCATTATATAGTTCAGAGAAGTTTCAGCTGTATGTATAGCTCCTGCATTCTCAAGAATTTTAGACCAATCAAACAGAGTATATCCCTCTAAGAAATTCATTTCTATAATCTTGTAGTGAGGGTATATTTCACGTAAGTAATCCATATCGATATACTTACATTGAACATAATTAGGTGGAGAACCATAATTACGATTGACGAAGATGTAGTCTTGAGTATCTCCTACTAACTTCTTATATAGTTCATCTTCTTTTTGATGATTGCGCTCAAACTTAAAATATTCAGACCAATTTGACCAATCTATACCTGCATACTTATATTTTGCAAGCATTACTGATTCATTAGGGTAGTGCTGATCAGCAGTTTGAAGGTCGAGCCATTCTATTTTATTGTGTTTATTTGCTAAACGAGGTAAAATCTCACTATGTAAGTCTACTTTAGATGTAAATGTTACACCAGGTGTTTTAATGTAGTTTTGTATCCAGAGAAACTCATTAATAACTGGCCATATTACTTCGCATCCGTACTTTTGACATATTTCTACTGCGATTTTTTGACAAAAGCAAATATCACCTAATCCAGCAGGTTGATTTATAATACAAAATCTATTCATTTTCTGAAACATTACCAATTATTGTACACTTTACTAAACTTTTATATAGTTCCTCGTCAAGTCGTCCATCTTGTAAATCACACTTTACCCATTCTCCACCACTATCCCAACATACTTCATATGTACGTTTTGTAAGTTCATTTTGTAAGATATCTCCGTCATATATATCTATTCCATCTTTGTCTCGTAATCCGGTAAATTCTTCTACTTTAAATCTATCATAACCATGTTCCTCTTTATATGCGAGGATCTCACTCAAATTGTAAGGTACACCCAAATTGTAATAAACAAATGGTGACTCTCCATATTCTTTACCGCGAGATGTTAGATACGCTTTACTGTATCTATCGAAAACTCGAACTTTTAATTCTTTACTCATTATAGCAATGGTTTAATGTATGTTAGATAGATCCAATCATCGAGAACGTCAAACTGTTTAACTCTCTGAAGATTATCTTCTATATAAGGCATCATCGATACATAATAATCGTATGTAAATTGTGATAAATCAATTCTTTTTTCAAGAAATAATATTCCTTTTTCGTTAAAGTGTTTACACACATTAGTGTGTCCCATATAAATCGGGACTGTACCTGTTGCAAAGCAGTCAAGAATCTTTTCAGTAAAATAAGTAGGGTAGGTATCATTCTCAATACATATAGAGAACATATAATCCTTTAATCCCTCTTCCTTTTCCTTTATTTCTTTAAATCCTCTACCATAGAGATCTAAGTGTGGTTGAAGCTTCTTAGCTATATTATATCTTAAAACTTGCTGTTCTGTCATTTGTTTATCGGATGCAATCATCGATATAGGCTTTGACTTTGGATATATTTGTATGTCTTTAATATACGTACCATATGCAGGACACCATTTAAAGAATGCTGGATCCCTCTCTATCAACCGATCGTTATGGGTAAGAATGAAATCAAACCGTTCTTTAATAAAATTGATATTTTCGAGGATATAATTCTCATATTTTTTAGATATAAATCTAGATTCTAAAAGCCATCCAATCCAGAGCGTACCTTTTTTATCATATCTTACGTTATTCCATATACCATCATCAACAAACACTTGAACTGGATGAGTATCTGTGTTATATGACCATGAAAAGTGCTTAGGCTTTTTCCACTCTGTGCTACTATAAGCATGCTGAAATCCACCGCCTATTAAATCTAAAATCATAATTTTACGTCAGGAAAGGTACGCTTAAACGTTGGGTATGTTGGAGTATACTTAGGTTGATTTAATACTCTATCACACTCCTCTCTAATTCTTTTTCTATATGAAGAATCGAGAGAGTGAATATTATATAAATGTATGCCTAAGATGCTTAACAAGGTAATCATCTTAATACCAATCAGATTTTATGTAGAGCGCATCACCCCAAGTTGCTCCAGCCCATGATGTTTCAACACGTTTAAAGTGATGTTTAGATAAAAATTCATCTAATTCTTCTACTTGTGCACAACCCTCATAGAGTTCATCACGATTTACTTCAGTCATGATGTAATCAATGTTTTTTAGAGTTTTTCGTGCACCTCTAAAGACCTCCATCTCAAACCCCTGTACATCAATATTGATAAAGTTAAAGACTTCTGAAGGCTCATATCTATCAAGAGGGTCTAATTGTATTTCAATCTTACCTTCAAACTTAATATTAGGATATTGAACTGCATGAACTTTAGGCTTTAATACTGAATTACTTTGACCTTGATTAGCAGTTTCAGTAAACATATCAATTTTGCAGCTAAAGGGTCCAAGACCTTTATTAACAATAAAAAAGTTTTCAAACTTCTCTTTATAATTATGTGCTTCAACCTTTTGTTTAAGAGTCTCAAAGGTATCCGGATGAGGTTCAAACATCAATACTGATGTAATGGTAGGTATTTGAAGATATGCTTCTATTTCTTCTCCAAAGTGTGCGCCAATATGGATAACACCCTTAAGGTTCATCTCATACTTTTTAATACAGTGATTTAAATCTAGTAACATAAAATTTAATAATTGAGTTTAATCCAATCTTTTCTAAAAACATCGTGGAAATCTTTCGGTCCATCTACCCCGAACCATTTTGTAGGTGCAACTACATATCTCGGGTTACCTAAATATGAACCCCACCAAGAGAATGAGCTGTTGCAGATTACTAAATTATCACAAAGAGATAATCCACAGAGATCTTCTAACTCAGATGAGCCATTGAAGAATATAACGTTATCATTTTCCTCAAAATTAAACTCACTAAATACTGAATTAGGGTCATCAGTAAAGAGAAGTATTCCCATCTTCTGATCTTTAATTTTACTCCGAATAATTCTAATAGCATCCTTGTAGTAAGATGGTGGGCAAAGTGGATGGGTAGACGAATAAACTTTATAGTCACCGCGACGAACATGAATACCAATGAGAGAATCGTATCCGAGTCGTTCTTTTATCTTTTGAATACTTGATACTACTTTTGAATAAACATCATTCGGAACAGAGAATAACGTGTTCTGTATATATGCTCGCACTGATTCATCACTAAAGTACTTCTCTGATTGAAAATACCCATCTAGAACAATATTATGCGTCGTGTCTAATAGGGGAATCTCGGTATATGAGAACTTAGGTTCACTATAAGTCTTAAAGTTCTCCATATTCACTCTCTTTTCAGGAATGTTTTTAAAGAGGGTATCTTTGTAGCGATTCGGATTATGTCCCTGTATACAATAATGCTGCAGATTGTAGTTAACGCCCCAATCTAATCCATGCTTTTGCGCATATGCATAGGTTGTTGCAATCTGAAACATCTGATTACCGAGACCGCCTTTAAGGTTGGGTATTACAATTTTATTCATTTTTCCAAGTTTGTATATATTCTTTTAATTCTGAAAATCCCATTTTCTCAATCTTAGTGCATTCTGCACGATTGTGTTCGTAATAAGGATTATGTTCTCGAGGAGATGCACCTTCACCGCTATGGGGCATATGAAAGAGTGGTGAATTAAGATCTGAAAGCCTTACAACCTTATATCCGAGACCATACACCCTATGACCGATTTCATTATCTTCATATCCCCAACCAATAAAGTTTTCATTATAGCCTCCACACTTACGGAAAAGATCTACTTTTGCTACAACACATCCACCCACAGAATTATAGTGACCTACTAAGATGTTTTCATCTTGCCAATTTACTGGCATTCCTGGTTTATAATGACTTAAAAGAGTTGATATTTGATAACCTTCATTTTCAAACTCTCGCTTAAGCTTAAATGATAAGCATATAAAATATCCATTATACGGATAGCATAAACAAGCTTCAGAGTCTGATTGTAATTCAGTAACAGAATCGAAAATTTGTTGAGGATTTAAAATTGCATCTACATCATGAAAGACAGCATAGTCTGTCTTAACGAGTGAGAGACCATAATTAAATGATTTACACTTCTGCCAAATACCTTCATTTAGACGAAATCTATAGTCACTATTAGGAGAGAGATAATGACAGTATGTATCATATACTTCTTTAAATCTCGGTTCTGTATCATCTTCAATAAAGATAAAGGGTATGTCATTTTCTTTAGAATACTTACTAAAGAAGACAATAATGTTGATAAGGTTTTGACGTCTTTCTTCCGTATCAAGTCTTACATGAAATATGTGAGTAATATTACTTTTCATTTAATTTCATATTCTTGAGTTGACCGATTACTATTTCTTCTCTTTCAACAGGAATTTCCCAGGGATAATAGCCTATGAGTCCTTTAACTCTCTCTGCGCCTTTTGAAATATTAGTACGCCAATCTTCACGAGGTCTAATTACTGAGCTATCTTCTGAACATGCAATTTCAGAGAGATATTTTTCAGAATCGGTTATATCAGGAATCCACCAAAAGGGTGTACATAAACCTTCTTTATAAATTTCATAGGTATGAAGGCAATGTTCCCAGGCATTGACAAGTTTCTCGTCCATAAACCCTACTTTATCAAATACAGACCTATGATAATAGCAGAATGCACCTACACAATGTTCATAGAGGCTAACACTAACACCATCTTTATAGTTCAGTGTGAGCTTTGGGTTTGCTTTCTTATTTAACTTATTGGCTGGTCCGTGTAATGCATAACAGAAGTGCTTTAATCCTGAAATATCACTTGCTTCAATATATGCAGTAAACACATCTTTATTCTTAATTAATATGTCATCCTCAATAACAAAAAAGTGTTCTACATCTGTCTTATGGTAAAGTTCTCTCAATCCATTATTTTTTGCAGTAGCAACGCCAAAATTGCGTTTGTGATTAAGAGTAGTAGTTTTACAGAAGCTATTAGCCATATCATCTTTCCACTCTCCTATCTCAAATAATTCTTTACAATGAGGGTAAGGTGTACCATCATTTACAATTACGATGTTGTTAAGGACATCTCCACAATCTGTGTCAATTATTGATCTTAAGACTTGTCTGAAATACTCAGGACGATTGTATGTCACTATTACTAATCCGACGTTCATATCAATTATTATATACAAATTTCCAAATAATGCTATGAAAATTATTTTACATATTTACATTAAGCCTGGAGAGAGTTACATTAAATATTTGTAGATGTCAAAACCAAAATTTGAGGTTAAAAAACCTTATAAATTTACGGACACTCAGAATGCATTTCTGAGGGTGGCAATGGATGAATCTACTAAACTTATCTTCATAGATGGACCTGCAGGAGCAGCAAAAACATTCTTAGCAGTATATGTTGCACTAAAGTATCTCTCTGAAAAACGCTATGATCATTTACTTTATATACGATCTATAGTAGAAAGTGCACACAAACAATTTGGTATATTACCAGGTGCAGAAACTGATAAATTTAAACCTTGGACTATTCCTCTCTTGGATAAGATGGATGAATTAGTCAATAAAGAAATTGCTGCAAAGCTGTTTATTGATGAGAAGGTAAAGTGTATGCCCGTAAACTACTTGAGAGGGAGTACCTTTACTAATAATGTAGTTATTGTTGATGAAGCTCAAAATAATTATTTTGATGAACTTCAAACTGTATTGACACGAATTGGTGAAAATAGCAAAGTGTTTGTAATTGGTGACACGATGCAAGCAGATATCGGTTCTCACTCTGGCTTTAAGAAGGTATTAGATGCATTCGATACCCCTGAGAATGTTGAGAAAGGTATACATGTATTCAGATTTACTGAAGAAGATATCAAGAGAAGTGAAATTCTCAAACATATCATAACTATTCTAAAGACAATCAAAAAATAATAAATATTACTATATGGATAGTGATTTACAATTAATCGCGGAAGAATATGAAAAAATATCTAAACTAGGAGGGTCTAGTACTCCAGCACAAAGTATAGATACAGATACTCTGATATTGTCTCAAAAGATTTTTAAAGAAATGAAGAGTCATCAACCTGATATAGACACTAAAACAGTTGATCGGATATATTTAGATCTTAGAACAGTTGTAGTAAAGTATATCTCTAATCTTTAACATAGTAGATCAGACTAGGGAGGCGTTAGATGTGAAAGTCTAACGCCTTTTTTAATCTCACGAGGAATTCTGCTTTAGTAGTCTTGTGCTTAACGAATTCCTTCTTAAGGGCATTGATGAACTCATCAGAAACATTAAAGTTACGAGGATAAAACACACGCTTTGTATGCTTTATAGACTTAAACTGCTCATTTAGAACTTTAGATGCCTTCTGATTAAATTCATTCATATCTACCTATATTTATTTAGAAACTAACTCTCTTTCGAGGTTTTGAGTCTCGTAAGGATCTAAAATACCGGAAGATTCATGAACATCCCCATCTGCATCGAGATAGAGCTTAACCATTTCAATTCTTTCGAATGGTTTTCCAAATATTTCAATCCATGCAGGCTTATCATCAGGTACGTAAAACTTAGAATTTTCTTTTTGCCATTCACGGCCAATAGCTTTAAGAATCATATCTATATCGCTACGAAAAACTGGATCAATACTTCTAAATCCATCTGAAACCAATTCAACAGGGGCTACTCCAGTGATAGGGAAGAAAAATATAACATCAATCTTGCGCAGACATTCTTGGCACTTAGCTAAGGATTGTTCAATAAACTTATCATCGATACCACCCTTACCATTTTCATAGAGCCAAAGAGTATATGCAAGATTGTCAATCGGGCATCGATCAATAATAACATTATCTACTCTTCGATCATACTGACTGTAGCACTCTACAATAGAGTCAAGAATTGCTTCTTGAGTTTCTTTAGTCGCATTCTCAGAATGAGCGATGTTTTTTACTTTTAAGAAGTCTCGGTAAGACTTTTCTGGAGACTTATAGTTCTTCCAGGTATTTTTGAAGTCGGTAATGAAAGTAGTTTTACCTATACATTGAGTTCCAGTTGCTGATATAATCATAATTCTATTTATCGTCGTTGAAAAATTTTAAAAGTACTAAAAACATTCCCATAAAGGCTCCGCTAATATAACTTATCATCCACCATAAAAAGAGCTCCTTTTGACATGCTGTATATGCAATACCGCAAAAGTTAGAAAAGGTGTATAGGATTAAAAATAAGTAACTTATATCTTCAGTACTTTTTGTCTGTACACTCTTTATTATTTGTGGTAAAAAGGATACAAAGAATCCTGCTGTCATTAAAAGGCCAAGGGTTTGTTCCAACATATTATTTTATACTCTAAGAGCTTTATCCCACAACATTAAGTGTAATCGTGAACTAAAGCTATAGCCATACTTCTTACACCATTCTGCAGTTTGCGTGCAGTTTTGAATCAATTCTTCACGACTACCGCAGCAGGGCATCAAATACACTTTACTTCTCATCAAATTAAAAGGTGTGATGTAATTATCTTCAATTTCTTGAATGTCTGCTTCAGACTTTACTACAAATTTGAAGCAAGAATTTGCTAAAGAGTGAAACTCTAATGCCTTTTCATTGTATCTCTTTATATAGGGGTCACCATTAGATGCTAACTTAGGTGAGACAGTAAATGTTGCCATTGCTTCTCTATCCCAAAATTCATTAGGTACTATAGTTCCGTTAGTTTCAAAGTCAATATGAGGTAAAAATCCATATTTTTCTCTAAATGCTTTGATAAATTCTATCAATGGCTTCTCTCTAATAAAAGGTTCACCACCAGTGATTTTAAATATTGCATGGTCATCAATAAAGTTCTGAACAAAGCCTTGTTTTTCGAAGATTTCAAAGAGTTGATCGAAGCTTACTCTATTCTTTACCGACCATGAGATATAACTGTCACATCCGTGTGGTGAACCGGGAGATGCAAATCCCTTACATGTTAGATTACATCCGAAGAGTCTCATGAAAACAGAAGGTTTGCCGACATATTTGCCTTCTCCCTCTAGAGTATAAAAAATCTCTGGTTCATTGTTAACACCTGCGAGTAACAAAAAGTCTTCTTTCATATCGTATAATTAAGAATATAAGTGTCGATTATTTAAAAGCCACTGGATTGCTTCTTCTTTTTGGTTTTCTGTGAATTTTTCGTTTACATCCTTGAGAATTTTACCAATCGTTGGCCCGTGAGAAATTTTCAATGTCTCTATTACATCGTGACCGGTTATAGCTCTGTCGATCTTTTCAATAAAGTTGATATCTTCTAAAATCTCGTCAATTTTATCCTCAGAAAGTATAATCCTCTCAAAATGCCACATATCTAAAGGTGGTTCTACAGCCTTGCATGTAAAAGCAATTTGAATGACTGCATTAAGAGTCTCGGGCTTTTTCTCAATTGCTTCACGTGCATTCTTATTTAGAGGTATAACTGCATTTGTTACTTCTCGATTACCATTTGACCATAATTTGTGATTAAACCGGGTTGATGAAGTAATAAAGTTGGCAACACCTTGCCAGGTAAAGAGGTCATCAACATTAGGGTATGGTAGACTTAAACCTAAAATGTTAAGTGCTGTAATAACTTTATCAGTTAAAAAGATATTATGCCAATTTCCCTTCTTGTCTTTCACCCTTTTAAAGAGTCCTTCATTAGTCCATTTATATCCAATTGATCGAGCAAATGAACCTAAGCAGGCAGAGAGGGTGGTTCCATATGAGAAGTAAAATAGGTTAAACTCTAACTTGGTATGCGAAATACTAATGAAGTCTACCATGTATTTTTCACCAAATGCATTATAAACAGTCATTAATTGATGACCATTAGATACAAAATCGCTTACCTTTTGAGAGTTAGTTATTTGCTGTCTCCAATCTGTATTAAAGGGAACAAACAAAACATCTAAGTCTCCAATCGTAGACTTTCCGCATGCGCGCGCTTTCTTTTCTTCATCAATAAAGTAGCATACACCAACAGAAGTAAATTCTTTATCTACATCTTTAATTACATTACGCACTAAAGGTGTAGGAATTCGTTCGGGCTGGCGCTCTTTCGGTAGATGCTTAAAGGCACCCTTTTCATTTAGACTTTCACTGTTCATTACAAATGGAAGTATATGCTATTTTAATTTGTTCATCAACAAATTCTTTAGTTATCTCTTCTTTCTTCTCAATTTTTGAGATTATAACATCTTTAACTTTCTGGAGTACTAACCCGATATACTTCTTAGTAATACTAATTTCGGGTACTACTTGAAGGACTCTTTCTCCAGTAACGTACTCTCTTAAAGTCTTATTGAAATCCTGACCTGCAGATGCAAATCTTACCTTTTCTTCTGCATCAGAGATTCGCTTGTTGAACTCATTTATATCAAAGTGTGTTGATCCGCGCGATGCTTCATCCATATATGACACTTCTTTTAATGCAGGCCAAAACTCAGACTGAATTAAAGGAATTAGCGTCTTGAGTGAAAGGGTATCAAGATTATGCACTAACATGTGCTTCCCGCAGCAAAACTGAATTAAATTAATCTGGGTGTTAGCCAGCTTTAATCTTGTTCCAATTTCTGCAAACATCTGCTCTCCGCGAGTCTCGTGACCGTAATACGTATGCTTACCATCTTTTAATCTATATGCAGAGGGCTTACCAATGTCATGGAATAATGCTGCAACGTTATAAAGGGGGTTATTAGTCTTACTTGCTTTTAATACTTCAATAACGTGACCCATTACCGAGAATGCACCATAAAGAGTTTGACCACCTTCAGGATGGTGAATTCCATTATGCATGTATCCCTTAAAATTTGCTACTTCAGGAAATAGAATGTCGAGTATACCAAATACATCAAGCTGAGTAATAAACGTAGCAAGAGCAGGTCCTGATTCTGCAACCTTAAACAATTCATCAGTAATCCTCTCTTGAGATATGTTACGCAATAAATGTTTTGTTTGCCAGATACCTTCACAAGTCTTAGGGTCAATATTCAGATTGTATACAGCTGCAAACCGAATACATCTCAAGATGCGTAATGCATCTTCAGTGAAGCGATCTACTGGGTTACCTACACAGCGGAGAATATGGTTATTTAAATTAGTTAATCCATTATTGAAATCAACTAAAACACCATAAACATTAATACCCATGCTATTAATAGTAAAGTCTCTCCGGGTAGTATCACCTTTGAAACTCTCAATTAAATGTACATTATCTGGATGCCGATTGTTCGAGGTACCAAATTCTTCACGAAAGTGAGACACTTCAAAGGTTACACCAGGCTTCCAAGTAACTGTCACAATTCCAAAATCTTTTGATTTACCGATATCGTGACAATGAAACTTATGTACGAGATCTTGAACGGGTATATTTGTACAAATATCAACATCTTTAATAGGAAGACCTAATAAGATGTCCCTTACACATCCACCTACGATATATGCATCATGCTTTGGAAATGAGAATTTGAGAGAAAATAAGAAATCAAAAGCATTGGACAATAAAGTATTGTTGTATGCCTTTAAAAAGTCTCTAAACTCAAAAGCTGTATCAGAATATGGCCTGACTATGTCGGTGAATTCAATAGCTTCATACCTATCAAGCATGTTCTCAATGGTGATTTTTGGTACATTGTGAATATTGCGTTTAGCAAATACATCAATTATGTATTCACGGCGGGCATTAATACGAGCCATCTCATCAAGAGTTAGTCCATGTATCGTAGGATCATTATACCTCCGTGCAAGACCTTTAAATTCAGACCATAATGGATCAAAAGATTCAGCAATTACTACTGTATATCCGTTCTCTTTTGCAATTTCAACGTAGACGTCTACTGCTCTTTTAAGAATATTGGTATTATCTACTACAATAGGTGTAAGATTTGCAAGAGCAGCATCTTTAACGCGCTGCTCGTTCCACCTATGAGCTTCTCCGAGACGGGTAATGTCGAATTCATACAAAGGCCCCCAAAAGTCATCTGTAGAGAAGATGCACTCTTTAGGTGCAATATTATGCGCAAGGGTGGATTTACCTGATCCGGGTACCCCTCTCATGATGTACATTGTCTTGTTAAAATTCATGCACTAATTGTACATGTCACATTTAACAATTTCAATATATTATTCAGATTAAATTGTGGTGGAAAATCATTTTGAAGATTTTCAATAATTCCTTGAGAGAGATGCTCTCTAACTAGAGTGCCTGAAAGAACTCGTTCTGATTCTTTTAGAATTACAGACTTTAGGTTACCACTATATTTTGAAATGCTCTTAAATCTATCTTGATCCTCTTTATCAGCATATAAGGATATCTGATAATGATGATAGTTTGAGTCTGCATTCCACTCTTCTATCATTTCATATGTATCTCTTACTGGTGTTACTTTACAAATTATCGGTATGATGTTAGTTAATTCATTACGATATGTATCCCATACATCGTAAGACTGCTTACCAGTTATACCATCTCGCTCCTTTGATGAGATAAGAATATAAACCATATCATTCTCATCTGCAGCTTTTTGTGCTGCTAAGAAGTGTCCCTTATGAGGGGGCTTAAAGGCACCAGGTATAATACCTACTTTCATTATTTTTGAAGTAATTTTTTCAGATTAGGGATTGAAGTATCATTTTTCAAATACTCCGTTTTAAATTCATCATTGTCGGTGTTATTAACTTGCTGTAATACTGGATTATCAGAAGCTATACCCGCTTCAACATCTTCTATCTTATCTGGTGTGGTAGTTACTATACCATTAACTGCACTAGCAGGAGGAGGATTAGTTATGATAATGATCTTAACCTCACCCGCACACTCTTCAAGTACATAACCTTCATAGCACGAAGCTAGGTTAGCGGGATCAGACTTAAGCTTAACTCTTCTGAGGTTAAGTTTGCTGTATTGCTCTGCTATTAATTTATTAATATTCATGTAATTATTTAATTGATTAATTTAGCGATGAATTTATAATAATCAATGTAATATATGGAACTCGAAAAAATACCCTATGCAAATGGAAATAAAGAGAGGACTCCCGTGGAGCTCGAACAAATTGTTAGTCGTGCTGAAGTGGCATATGAGCAATTTCTCGATGCTCTCGCAATCGACTGGAGAAATGATCCTCATTCTAGCAATACTCCTCACAGAGTCGCTAAAGCGTTCGTAACAGACATTATATCGGGATGCTACACAAAGCCACCGAATGTAACAGCCTTCGATAATATCGAAGGTTATAACGGTATGGTATGTCAGAACAATATCAAACTAACATCCCTGTGTTCTCATCATCATTTAGCCTTTACAGGTATTGCTCATGTAGCTTATATACCCTCTAAAGAAGGTAAAGTGATTGGTTTAAGCAAACTTAATCGAATTGTAGATTGGTTTGCTCGGAGACCTCAAGTACAGGAGTCACTCACTCAGCAGATCTTTAATTATATCGATGAGGTGTGTGAAGGTAACAAGGGTGTTGCGGTATTACTTGAATGTGATCATACTTGTTGCTCAAATAGAGGAATTAAACATGATTCAACGATGAGAACAGCTCGCATGTCTGGTGCGTTCTTAGATAATAATGATAATTCGAGAGCAGAGTTTTACAAATTTGTAGAGTTCTCGAAGAGTAAGTAAATTACTTAGACCAGATAATCGTAGATTTGCTCTTGGTGGTTGGTAAACAATCATCAGGAGCAAATATTTTTTTGTTAAAAAAGAAGTAATCCTTCTGCTTTAGATTCCAATCGAGCTCTTCTCTGTACGGATAATAAGCGTGGTATATAAGTTCAGAACAACTAAAGTACCTCTTATTATTGCCTCCTTCTTCAAATATGAAGTCATAATCATATGGTGAACCTAATTGCTTTACTGCTCTCTTAACTGCAGTAGCTCTCTTATATACATCTAAAAGCGGTCTAATAATCGCAATCTTATCACATCTCATAAAGGTACAGAGATCAATATACTGTACATTAGGGGTCATTGAGTGTATGATCTTTTCTTTATCTATACACATTGCTGCATGACTATAGGTTCCAGGAATAAAGTAGCCATCGAGATAGTTGTCATACCCTCTTAAAAGAATATCTCCTGGTTTAATGAGGTCTTTTACGATATAATAATCCGATCCTTTGATGAGGTAGCTCCCAGGATCATAGACTACGAAGAAAGGATACTTAAAGACCTTAAAGTGTGCGAACCTTTTAAGGAAAAACGATGTTATCTTATATCGTAAAGTATCCACATAAGTATTTAGCTCTGGATGGAGAATTTTTTCTTGTATTCATTAATCTTTTTATTAAAGAATGCAACATTTTTATCTGCACGAGCTCTATACTCTGTAACACTTTCCTTCAAAACATCTCTATTAACAACAGTTTTATGCCATACGTCCTTATATTCATGAGGAAGATGTATAAATGTGGGATATTCTTGTCGGTGAATATTGAAGGGTTCAAGTGAACATTTATGAAAGAAGTGAGTGTCTTCACCGCCCCACGTTTTAAAATCTTCGTCGAAGCCTTGAACTCTATAGAAATCCCGCTTCATTAAACCACAATTATCATATCCTTTATTACGAGCTGTATTTGTATCTTCATCAAAACATATTGGAAAAAATACATTACTATAATCAATGGCAATATTTGCACTTTTAATAAACCCCTCATCAAACTTCATATCACAATCTAAAAAGAGTAACCTATTAAAGTTAGATGATAATACACCTAAATTTATCATCTTAGACTTATTAAACTCTTCATTAAAGTGAATAATGTAAATCGGAACCTGCAATTCAGTATTAATATAGCTTGTTATAGGCTCAGGTAATTCTTTATATGTAGTAACAATTATGAGTTCAATAAGGTTGTTAACTATTGATGTATTAATGGATTTAAGGAGGGGTAATATATCTCTATTGTGATGAGTAACAATAATAGACATATTGTTATCCTTCTCTTTATAAATATCCTTTATTCTTAAAAAATTATCTGAAACTTCAGTAGAGGTATACTGGCTATCAATGTTATCTTGATGTAGCCTATAACCATATGTATAGAGAGGTAAATAGCGTAGATTTGTTACACATGCTAACTCATTTATAATTTGTTTATCTGTACAGAATTTATTACTTGCATCATATCCCTTTGAGAGGTTGTATACATCAGCCTTAAAGGTAAGAAAGTGAGACACGCAATCTTGTTTATAACCGCTCTGTTTATTATTAAATTGATATATCCATTGCGCAGGAACAACCTTATCTGAATTGATGAAATAAAAGTTTGTGTATATACAACCTACCCGTATATCTTTATTATACTCTTCATTTATCTTCTCGAGTGCTTGATTGTTAGTTAATTAGTCGTCACCATCTAAGATGCAGATAATATCACCAGGCTTCGCTAAAGAGCATCCTAACCTCTTAGAATATCCAATACCGCGATGCTGATCATTCTTAATAATACGAATTCCTTGAATAGGATATTTCTCTATTATTTCTTGTACTACTAAGCTTGTTGAATCTATAGAATTATCATCTATCACTACAATATTACACCTAAAGTGGGTCTGTCGTATGATACTACTAATACATTCACCTATATACTTTTCAGCATTGCGACATGCAACAACTATATGAAAGTTATTGATTTCAATATGCGCTGGTTGATTGTAAAACTCACTAAAAATTGTCTCATCGCCTTGTTTAACTATTAATGCTTTAAAGTCTTCTTTATTACCTGGAAAGGAAAATTTGTAACTAAAACACTCCTTAGAGGATTGTAAAACTTTTGAAGTGTGAAAGGTCTTCACAAATGCGCGGGTACCGTTGATTTTATAAAGGTCTAAGTATATTAAGGGGCTGAAGTCATTAATGTTGGATACTGGTATATTAATTTCAAATGTCATTTTAAAAAGTGTGCTTGAGAAAATTCAGCTCTATCAATAAATTTTAACTCGAGTTCGTTATGTGTTACGACCCACCCTTCACCTTGAGTTTCTTTATCATTGATAAAGCTCTTTCCATCTTTCAAGAAGTGAGTGTTAATCTTTGTAATTTTATTTAAAATGTAATACTTAATACGCAAGAGGTTAATAGCGGTCAAAACAAACATTCTCATATCCTTCTGAGGTATATTAGCTCTATCTATATATGCTGATGAAAACCTTCGTGTTATCTCATTAGCATGCATTTCTAGCAATACATCATCCCACCAGCCCTCACCTAGCTTTAAAGTACTCCTTGCATATGAATGTATATTATATTCACCTAATTGGCTACAATTTCCGTGGTGGAGATAATCCTTTATCTTGTTTGATATATAGGTACGGGAAGACTTTTCAATATGTTCATTACATAGAGGTGTGTCTATTCTTGGTAAAAGATTGTGGAGATCTTTATATGTTGATGATATGGTATTTGCTTTACTAGAACATACAAATACATCTGAGGTAGATTCTATGTTGCATGCAAATAAGCCTTTATACTTTTCAAGTTGAAGTGCCTCTTTATCTGATCTATTAATATATGCTGAATGTATGCATATACCTACTACGCTATCCTTTAAATCTTTATCAGTTGTCTTATATACGACTGTATTAGGTTGAAATATAAATTGATCAGCGGAAGTATGTTTCCTAATATAGGGGTGTGCGAAAAGAATATCACATTGAAAGATAAGATCATTATCATCTGCTATGGTTTTAAACCATTCATTGAGATATTTAAAAATACAGGTAAGCTTTTGCCTCAAACTTATTCTATCATCACCGGGATAATGCTTGAATATATCCTCTACGCTATAGATAAATTTAGGTGATGATACAGAGACTCCTGATTTAGTTGCGATGAAGAATTTACTGTTGAATTTGTTGATCCCGAATATAATCATAATATTACCATCAACCTTATGATTTACTGTGGTATTTAAACCTAGAGATATATCATCTATAAAGGATTGTAGCCTTGGTAGGTTCCTATAATCCAAAAAATAGTCTTCAAAATGTTCAATATGTGTAAAGAAATTACTCATTTCATTGAGATACTAATTCCTTTATTTCGATCATCAACATCTAACTTAGCATAGAACTTATCTTTTTTAGCGTATAAAAATTGAAATGTAGATATAAGACATTCTGTTATAGATTTCTTATGTGTATTAAACACTGCTATTTCATATGTCTTAGGATTTACTAAGAATAGGAAATCGAATTTGGTTACTGCTCTATAAGCAGTAAGCTGTATAGCCCATATTAAAAAGACTAATAATTCTCTATCTTTTTCTATTGAAAGTTTTTGCTTTATTCCATACATCTTTTCTAATAGCCTCAATCCACTTAATAACTCTAATTCTTCATCTACATCTAATTGTTCGGTACGAGTGAATGAAAGTATCTTTAAAAATTGCTCTTCAGTTAAATTATTCTCATACATTAAGCAGGTGTAGACACACTCAAGCCATTTGACTCGAGTAACCCCATCTTTGATATCTTTAATGTCCTGACGATAGTTAAAATATTGATTGATATTCTGAAGTAGTGTTTTGGAATTTGGTATCTGCTGAAAATCAATCATTATAACTGGAAATGATGATGTTTCGAGATTGTGCTCTAGTGGATAATTACTCTTCTTTTTTGCAAACTGTGTGAGTATCTTAGAT